AGAAATCTTTTTGTTCTCCTTACAGATCTTTAAGTGCAAGTCTGTTTCGGATGGCAAAACCCATGTTGTCTAGGGTCTTTACCGACTCCTTTAGAAAATCTAACTGATTCTCTAGATGAGCTAAAATTGTGTGATCGTCAGCGAGTTCAGCTTCCATGAACATCGCCTTTTGTTTTTCTCCAAGTTTATAATCGTACTCGTAATATCTTATATATGCCTCTCTGTTTCGAGTAGCCAGACGAGACTTTTGTTCACGAATCTTCGTGTTTATGTATGCAATTTGGTCCACTAGTGCTTGACGAGATGAAAGAACCTTAGCGATAGTCTCTTCCATACCATTAATATACCTTAAGTTGCCGGCTAATTCTTTAATCTTAACCGACCACTCGGATCTCTGCTTACCTAGACGCTCATCGAGCTCCAGTATTTTTTCTTTACTCATTCTTAAAATAGGCTTTTACGGTCACCCCTTGGTTTAACAAACTTACTAGCCTTTTGTTTCTTTTTAAACTTAGGTTTTATGGTTTCTGTATCAGGAAGTTCGATCTGGTAATCAGAAGCATCGAAGTCTACGAATGCTTTCATGCCCTTAAATCGATCTCGGTCCTTGTAGAACCCATCTAAATCCTCTTCAACCATGCGAGTTATATCAGTTAAACATACCATAGATCTAATTGGCTTGAGGTAAAATAATCATCGATCTTCTTATACGCATCCAACTTGTTGTTGTAACATACCTTAATCAAGTCATTTAGATCCTTTATGTTATATTTATCTAGCTTCATTTCATCAATAAATTTAGACCACATAAAGACTGGGCGACCTTTCTTAAGCTTTTGTGCCATCTTCTTTTTACCAGTATCATCGTTATCAAACATATAACGAACTGTTTCCATTTCATCAAACTCATCGGTTGCACGGCCAGCAGTAGCAAGGGCTATAGAATTAGCCATGAACTTGGCATCAAGAGGTCCTTCAAATAGAGTTACTGTTCTCTGAAAGTTGACTTGCATTATACCAAATAGAGTTGAAAGCTTACTTATACGAAGGCCATCTTCTGAATCTAGGTTTAACTCTTTCCCTAGCTCTTGATATAACTTAGGTAAATCATAAGTCAAATATCTAGAACCCTTGCCTTTCATTCGACGGCTCTGTACTGCTAAGATGTTTCCGCTTGGCGTTGTATTTAAGATCCATAGCTTTGCATCCTTATCGGAATACAAAAACTCATCATACTTAGTATGTAACAATCTTTCTTTAAGCTTTAACCAAACCCATTCTCCTGGTTCAATAGCCCTAGCACTAAATGCCTTTTTAAACTCATCAAGTGGGATAGCTAATTCGTCAGCTTTTGTAAAAATAGCTGGTCTTACGGTATCTACTCTCTTAACTTCACGCTCTTTGCTTTTAATATAGTCAATAACATTAAATGTATCTTCTGTATTTCTCATTCTAACGTTAAAATCCTTAAGAATAAGGTGTACGTTAGTGTGCTTTGAGCAATTGTAGCAATGATACTGCAAAGTGTCCCAGTACAGATTACCTCTTTTCTTAGAGTCATCTGAGTGAGAATCACCACAATAAGGACATGCCAAGACTAAGCGCCCTGACATGTCCCTTACTTCTTGCTTTCTAGGAGAACTGTGCTCTTGAGCTGTAATCTCCTCTAATGCGATCCGTATATTGTGCTTTAACTCGTTAGATATCGAGGTCATTCAAGAAAGAATCTAGATCGTCATCTGTGCTGACGGAAGTTTCTGCTTTAACTGGCTCTGGGGCCGCAGCTACTGCTACTTCTTCTTTCTTTGTCTCAGTCTTAGCTGGACCTGGATTATTGACAACATTGCCAATTGATTCTCCTGGGTTCAAGTACATCCGTAGGACTCCGTTAACAAACTCGCGAGTGTCTTCGTCCCATACTTGATAGTCGTAGTTAGTGAGGTCAGGTGCGTTATTCAACTCTTCCTTGATAGTCTCCATAGATTCTTTACTGCGTTCAGCTGGAGTATCACCGAGGATAATAGCTGAGCGTGAGCTAGAGAACTTAGACTTATCGTAGTTGTTGTATTCACCTTGACGATTGATGATAAGCTCAAAGTTCTTACCTTCGAACAAGTCAAACACTTGTGTTGGCTCACCGAAATCTGGCTTCAACTCTGCGTCGATCTTTTCCTTAATCTTGTAACCGAACTTAAACACCTTGTATTGTCCTTCGAACTCTGGGTTCTGTGGATCCTTAATTACCTTAATCAATGCGTAATACTGCTGACGGCGCTTAAGCTTATCAGAAGACTTACGGTCTACTGCTGAATCAGACTTGCGCAACTTCCAGAATACATCTGCAATTGGGCAGTGGTCGCCAATAGTAGAGGGTGAATCAACGATCTTACCGTCGCCGTTTGAGTTAACCAACCAGTGCACGTACTTTTGAATCAAAGACTTGCGTGGGTTCTCTGGGTTTGGTACGAAGCGAATCAATGCTTTGTACGTTCCGTCCTTACCGTCATCTGCGGTAGGCTTGTAGACCTCATTTGCTGAGGTTGTTTGTTGTGGTGCATGCGTTTCAACGTCTTCTACACCGAGATTGAAAATATCAAAATCTGCCATAATAAAACCTTTTAATTTGTTAAACTTTTAAATCCTTAAATAACCTTTAAGTACCTTTCATATATTGCTATACGCAAAAGTTTCAGCTAAATGTCAAAATAGATCCATCTTCTTCAATCCACTCGGTCTCACTGAGCTTAAGCAGCCCTGACTTGTTGAGTATGCTTTCTCTTTCCTCTTCGGAAATGCATTTTAACTCTACCATTTTGGTGAGTACCCTATTTAAGTGGATAAAGTCAGCTGTGACTATTTCCGTACATGTACCTGTAAAATTCACGTTCACGATTTATATATCTTAGCTGTTGCTTTGTTTATATGAAAAAAAGTTCATTGATTCTGAAACAAAATCTTTGAACTAGCATACAATTAATGTCTTTAAGTCTGAGAGACAGATTAGGTGGCCTGGTTTTTACTGGCTATAAGGCTTACAAGGAAGTAAGCGTCGATAAGGTCATCAAGGGGCTTCGGAATCTTTTTCCCCTTCGGATCAATTTCAGACTCTGAGCAATAGTGAAATAATTCCCCTTTAAGCAAAGAAAGATCTCCGTTAACATTATTAAGGAAAGCTAAGCAAAGATCTTGTTTACTCATATTACCCTTTCCCGCATGTTTCTTGATCGTGGTAGGTGCAATAGTTTCGATATCTTCCGGTTTCATAGTCTTAAGCATCTTAAGCTTTAGTACAGCTGCACCAGCTGCCATATCAATAATATTGTTTGTACCCATCTTAGATCCATATGAGGATCCTTCAAATGCTATATGATAACCGTCGTTTTCGTATGAATGTTGGCGTATAATATTAATTATATCACTAGCCATCTTATCATATCTTTTAATCTTTGATAACTCTTGGCTAGAGTATTCAGTGTCTTGTGTAAAATCTGGCTGATAAACAACGGTAACGTCTTTAAGCTGAGATATCTCCTCTTGGAATCTTTGTTCAGCTTTAGTTCCCGTCTTTGGCTTAATGTAAGATATAAAGTGGTACTTCTTACCCTTGTCATTGTATATACAAATGCCAGGAGAGTTAAGCGAGAAATCTATTGCTACGTAATTCAAATCAGAACTTTTTACCGATTGCGGCACCTAATGCAGCGCCAACAAGTCTAGAAGTTAAGAGATCGTAAAAGATGCCTTTTTGTATACCTAGGACCCTTGCAATAATCTTACCAACAGATTTACCTAACGCAAATCCACTTAAACCACCTATAATACTTCCTAATAGTCCCTCATTTGTAATCTCAGAGTTAAAACGATCTAAGTCGTATGTACCATCCTCTAGCATATACTCTTTAACAAACTCATCTATTGCCATGTCTACCTTTTCTTCAAGCTCGTCAGACCACTCTGATTCTAAGCCCTCAAGGATAATTGCCATATCACCATCTGATATGTTTTGTTCTTCTAGGTATTCAAAAAAAGTTTTCATAGCATATATATCAATCTATTTCTAGTTTAAGATTAAACTTGTTGTAGTAGAAGTTAACTTCAAATGTATTAAAGTCTGCAACGTTCTCAGAAAAGTTTAGGTTAAGCTCATTTATTGAGTTCATAATAGGCTTTTCAAAAGCAACAGATGCCATACCAATTCCCTCGGCATCCATAATTCTAAGTACTAGATCTTCTGTAAAAGGCTGCTTTGTAGTTCTCGCATAA